TTGCTTTTATTCACAATAAATGGCTGCTACTCTGCTTCAGATACAACCGCCTGTGTATAATTATGTATCACATATTGATTATTGGCACTTGTCTTAATAATCACTTCGGAATCTGTCGGATCAATGTTCTCGCACAGTGGCGCATGAACAAGAAATGTGAGCATTATCCCAAACAGAAAAAATATAACCAGCTTTTTTATTCCTTTCATAAAATTCCTCCCAAATTAGTTTATATTATACTCTCAATATAACAATTATACAATATCTCAATCTTGCACAAATTTTCTTACATTAATGTTGTATTTGACGAAAATCGAGAAAATTCTACTTTTTTCGTTCAGTCGTCCCAGATTGAGCGCTGTCCGTTTATCATATGGATTTCGTCCTGGAGATACAGGGGTGCGTCATATCGTGCGATCACGTTCAAGGCAGAGTCACACTGGTTTCGCTTGATTGACTTGTAGGAGCGCACACGGAAGTTCGCTTTTAAGTCTGCATAAATGTTACTGTATACTCGCTGCCTCATTGACCTGTCCTGGTATGCGTTCGAGCCTTTTCCACCCAGGATGTCCACGCCACGCTTGCGGACTGCTTCCGTGATACGATCAGCTTCGATCGGGAGAATTGGCAAATCAAATTCCAGGCGTTCAAGTTCCTGCCGGACAATATCCACTTTCTTCTCAACCTGGGTTACTCTCTTGTCTACTACGATAACAGCCTGTAATTCCTTGGAAATGCCAGAAAGAGGATTCTCGATTGCGTCCTCCATGTCGTGAAAACGGTTGATATATCTAGCTGTAAAAACGGCACCTTTAGCACCTGTCAGCTTATTTGCGATAAATTCACAGCCTTTCTTTGTAACATCAAAACAAGGTCTGCTTTGATTATTTGCGTCAAGATATGTGTTTTCTGTGAAAAAGTCGCCCAATCCAATTTTGGCTTCGGATAATTGTGCAGCATAATTTCTGATGTCTCTAAGTAATTTGCTGTGGTCTTTTCCAATCATTTCAGCCACTTCCATAGATGTGATAATATTTGTCTTTTCAATAATTTCGTTCATAATTTTTTATCCTTTCTATAAAAAAATATTGATTTTTTACAGAAAGTGTGTTATCATGTACACGCTTCCGAAAAGCAATGTATAAAATAACACAACTTTCCATAATGGCATATTGGGTCTATGCCTTGGTAAGTTTTGCTTGTTCGACAATTCCACGGCGCACAATTTCGGCTTTAGATACGCCATGTTTGTGCGCTGTGGTAACAAGCAAATCATAAATTTCCTGTTCCATTCTGATTTGGAAGTATGTGTTTTTTGTAATCTCTTTTTTAGGTCTACCCATAGTTCTCCTTTCTGTCGTAAATTCCATTTTATTGTAATGATAAATAAATGTCAATTTACTCTAAGTATATAAATTATTGTAATTGGTTAGGTGCCCGCTTTTATGCAGGCACCATTTTCTTATTTCATGCTCTTTTCAAGCATATTCTTGATTTCGATAATTTCCTGCAAAATTCTATCTTCCTTATCTGCACGAATGTCTCCATCAATTAATCTTCGGATATAGTCGTTTTTGCTCACCCCCATTTCCTTTGCCTTTTCACCAACAAAATCAATTTGTTCCTCTGTGAGTCTTAACGTAAATGTTTTGATACTCATTGGTTTCTCCTTTCTTTTTGTGAAGTCGTATTGACTTCTTATGTTCAATATAGCATGAAGTCATTTAGAAGTCAAGTATTATTTTTGTCGAAATCTGTCAAGTTGTTATAAATTATTATGTTTTATTTTGTTTTGTGCTGTGGTACAATCAGATAAAATAAACCATATGAGGAGGATTTTCTATGGAAAAGACCAAAAAGTGCAAATATTGCAAAACAGAGATTCCGGCAGACGCTAAAGTGTGTCCGCAGTGCCGGAAGAAATTAAAAGGTGGAAAGTTTAAGTGGATTCTGCTTACCCTTATCATCCTTTGTGCTATAGGTGCGGTGACAGGCGGAAGTAATAGTAATTCCAGTACGAAATCTACAAATTCTACATCAAGTAAAAAAGAAGATATACCAAAAGAATACACTTCCGTATCAGTTAATGATATGATGGCAGATCTTGATAACAATGCCATGGGAGCGTCTGATAAATACAAAGATAAATATCTTGAAATTACTGGAAAACTTACAAACTTTGACGCTTCTGGAAAGTATATTGACTTGATGGCTGATGGAGACTTTGAGATTATCGGAGTTCAATGCTACATAAAAAATGATGAACAAAAAACAAAAGTAGCTTCCATGACCAAAGGAGAGACAGTTACTTTAAAAGGGAAATGTACAGATGTTGGAGAAGTCTTTGGATATTCTCTTGATATTGATGAAATAGAATAAATAATAAAAAAGCCGGCTCCTGCGACCAACAGGAACCGGTTTTAATAAATAAGATAATCCGGAGAAAATCTTACCTACACCATAATTATATCATCTCCTGGATTATCACACAAGTAAAAAAAGGAGAATGATAAAATGAATGAATCAGTATGCATCTATTTAAGGAAATCCAGAGCCGATCGAGAAGCTGAGGCACATGGAGAAGGCGAAACTCTTGCCAGACACGAACATATCTTACTGGATCTTGCGAAAAGGCAAGGTTATAGCATTGGTGCAATCTACAGAGAAGTAGTTTCCGGTGAAACAATCTCCGCGCGTCCAGTCATGCAAAAACTTCTTCACGAGGTAGAATCCGGTATGTGGGACGGTGTTCTGGTTGTGGAAGTAGAACGTCTTGCCAGAGGCGACACCATCGACCAAGGCGTTGTGTCCAGAGCTTTTCAGTACTCTGACACGAAGATTATTACTCCTACAAAAATATACGATCCGAACAACGAATTTGATGAAGAATACTTCGAATTTGGACTTTTTATGTCCAGACGTGAATATAAGACCATCAAGCGCCGATTGAATAATGGTAGAATATCATCAGTCAAAGAGGGAAAATACTGTGGCAACAAACCACCTTACGGATACGAAAGAGTAAAACTCGAAAAAGAAAAAGGTTATACCCTCAGACCTGTTCCGGCTCAAGCCGAGATCGTAAAGATGATATACACCTGGTATGCCGGTGATGGTTGTGAGCAAATTGGAGTTGCGAAGATTGTACGGAAATTAAACGACATGGGAATAAAATCTGCGCTAGGTGGTGACTGGACTCCTGCCAGCATACAGGGAATTCTAACAAATCCGGTATACATCGGGAAAATACGATGGAACGGGAGAAAAACTGTAAAGACTATACAGAATGGTCAAGTAGTCAAGACACGCCCACGGTCCAGGGATGTCCTTATCTGCGAAGGATTGCATCCGGCTATTATATCAGAGGATCTGTATAATTCTGCACAAGAGATACGTCAAAAGAACCCGCCCCGTCCGATCAGCATAAAAAACACAGTTCGCAATCCGCTTGCCGGAATTGTCTATTGCAGCAAGTGTGGTCGTGCCATGGTTCGCCGCCCTTATCAAAAACGCGGACAGGAAGATACCCTCATGTGTCCATATACGTCTTGCTCTACAGTGAGTAGCAAATTATCTCTGGTTGAAAAAGCTGTGTTTGATGGAATCAAAGAAATAGCAGAGCAGTACAAGCTGAACAATGATATTAATGTTCCATATAATACTATCAATTCCGGTATAGTATCTAAGCAAAATCTTATACGCAAAAAAGAAAGCGAGCTGGAAAGCTTAAATGTCCAAAAAGCAAAACAATATGATCTACTTGAGCAAGGAATCTACACCACAGAAGTCTTCCTTGAACGCTCCAAAGCCATAGCTACGTCTATCCAATCATGTTCTGATACTATTACGAAATTAAGAGAAGAAATCGAACACGATGAAAATATTATGGTACAACAATCAGATTTTGTTCCACGCTGCGAAGAATTACTTAATAACTATTGGAACCTTAACATGGAATCACGAAATAGAATGCTCAAGAATCTGGTTGAAAAAGTCGTCTACTCGAAAAATATAAAAAACACTTATGGCAAAGGTAACGAGATCAATTTTGAGCTAGACATTTTTCCGAAAATCCAAAAAAATGATTAATGACATCTTCCATGTACCAGTTCGCTGGCGCAATGATGTTATCATTAATTTCAAAAAGAAACTCCCGGGGAATTAACCCCGGGATATTTTATACTTTTTTGATGTATTTTGCAGAAACAAATCCAAAATATTTTCCGGCAATGCGGATGTAGTACCAAGATGTGCCGTCTTTGGCTTTAATGGCATCGCATACATCAACCAGATTTCCTTTTGCAAGTGTAGGATAGCTTTTAAGCTGTGCATTTTCCGTTCCAGCCCATTTGCGAACTTTGAGTTTTGTTGCTGTTACTTTGCCAACCCACTTCGGAGTTTTGGAAGGTGTGGTTGTTGTAGTTGGCTTAGCTGTTGTGCTAGTTGATGGCTTTGTGGTAGGCTTACTTCCAGTAGTATTGGTAAGTCCACTAAAATCAATCCCTTTTCCAGTAAATCTGAGTCGATGCGTCCATCCGTGACTGTACAGGTACCAGGGCTGTGTACGGATCTCATTTCCAGAATTATCTTTCGTATCTTTTGTGCCCTCCGAACTTCTGGCATGAACAATGTCGTTCTTACCAATCGCCATTGCTACATGACTATTGGATCCATTCGGATTATTGTCCGCCAGTTCCAGGTCGCCTTTTATCATCTGTTTGTGTGCGGTCTGATTCCTAGCGACAACCTCAAATCCGGCATTCAGCATCTTGAGCATATTGCCAGTATAAGAGCAATTCTCTTTGAGATAACGCGCCTGTTTGGTAAGCCCATTTTTGAGGAACGCATAGTAATAAGCAGTAAGTGCCAATGAGCTACAGTCAAAAGATTTCGGAATGTTAATTTCGTATAAACTCCTAATTCTCTGACTGTATCCATGACTGTTATCATTGGCAATATTTACCGCAAAGCTTACTGCATCGTTTTTCACATTCTGGATAATCTGTTCTTTTGTCTTTGCCATTGTTCCACTCTCCTTTGCTTCTGTATAATCTTTATAAAATATATTTCTATCAACTTTGGTATTAATTCCTGGAATCGTTGCTTTTGAGCTGTACTGCCAGCCAACACCCCAACTTGGACGTAATCTCTCAACTACTGTCCCGTTATCATTTGCCGGATATCTGGCAATCCAGAAATCATGCTTTTTGAGGTGACTGCAAATCACATTCATGTACCAGTCAAGATTGCAATAGATTGCAAATTTATAACCAGCAGCAACAATAATCTCTCTGAATGCTTCTGCCAGATTATGAATACTTTCAGCTCCAAGTACTCTCTGTCTATGATTCTCTAAGTCGAGGAATACTGGAAACTGAATCTTTCTTCCGTTCAGTACGGAAACAACCTTTCTGGCTTCACTCCGGGCTTCGGATACTGTCGAAGCATAGGAATACTTGTATACTCCTACTGGAATTTTATATTTATTGCATCCGGCAAAGTTGTTCTCGAACTGTCCATCAATAACATTTCCGGCTTCTGTAATTCTCAAGATTGCAAAATCCATTCCGTAATTTGCAACCTTATTCCAATCAATCTTCCCTTGCCACGATGATACGTCAATACCTTTAATTTCCATATTTTCTCCTTTCGCACCACATATCTGTGGTGACTATTGCAAGTTCGGACATGTAACAGCCAGTGCTGTACAATAATTCAACTAAAACAAACTCTATATACTGATTTCAATGGTGACTCATGCACCAACAGAACTGTGACTATTGGAGTATTGTATGCTGATTAATTCAATCTCATAAAATCAACATATGAAAGATTGGCATTATTTACAATTTCAATTGTCTTTACTGAGTACATGGTGACTTTTAGCTTACTTCCATTGATGATAACAGGATAAGAAATGCTCTGATATGAATCAATCATTCTAAACCATGGATTCGCTATTGCTTTACCATCTACTTCGATATTCAATGCCACGCCCAGAACGTTCGAAGTTGATGCTTCAAGATTTGCAAAAAGGTTGATATTTACTAAATATGTGCCTTTGGGGAATGTATAGTAATGTTTGTAGTCAGTTGCACTCACATACTGTATTCCATCAATGTTGTTCCATGCAGTCCCACCGATTGCAAGCCCGTAATAATCGCCAGAACTTCCAGGTACATTAAAATTACTTACAGCATAAAAACGAGCAGTTTTTCCTAAATTCGTGTTTAGCGTATTGATTCCCAATTTATCTTTTAAATAAGTGAACAGCTGTGAAAACGATATTTTCTTTAATGCATTCCCCTCTCCAACTATCAATGTGTCACTTTCTGCCGGTGTTGCTTTCGAAGTCAATGCCGACATTAATATTGTTTTTAATGATTCTGCCATAATATTTTACCTCTTTCTATTCTTTCACTCTCAGCATCGAGCCATCTGAAGTAGCAAGTGCTGAGCCATTGCCTGAATCCAATACATACTGGACATTCCGAACATCAACAACAATTAAAATTCTTGCTCCTGTCTGCACTATACTAGGGCTTATGCTTGCACCGGCTATATAAATGTTTGCATCTGCCATGCATATCACCCTTTCACTTTGATTTTATAATTATCTACCCACGTTTCATCTGCAATTTTATATATGAATCTCAGACAATAGATTCCTGTTTTTTGTGGCTCAATTAACGCATCTAGCGTATGCTCGTTGATATTGCAGTTTCCTTGATCTTCTACAGTCTCTGTTTCAGCATCTGTATCAACGAAAATCAATTCGTAATCCGCTGAAATGATGGAAAAAGGGATGTCTACACCGCATACCGGCTCTACTTTACTTTTAAATCGGATTTTTTCTCCAAAATCCATTATTGTATTGCTATCTACGTATCTAATTGCCATGTCCTCTCTCCTTTCAGCATGTTTTATGTCCGCTGAAACATTGCTTTACAAGCTCTGCCGTCAGCTGGCTCAGATTCAGCAATGAGCTGTACTCGATGTTCTCTGATTCTGCCGTATATCCTCTCGGAACGAGCTTTCCAGCAATCTCGTGCCCTGATATCAGAAACAGTACAGTGGCGGTATAAGCTGTCAAGCCACCACTACTTTCTGCATAGATTTCTATGACATACTGTCCATCTCTATTGGCAGGGACTATTGCGTCCCAGATTTCGAGATCCGATCCCTCTCGTCTCTGGAACTCAATAGCGAACTCATTACACGAGCCGTAAACCCTCGTAATCATCATTCATCAGTTACTGTGACAGAGATCACATAAGTTTTGCCTGCATCGACCGGATTAGGCGTTACGCTTGCGGCTGTAATCTTTGGTGGGTTCGGATCATACTTGACAGTTCTAGTAATGGTTGTTGTCTTACCGGCACTGTCTTTTGCAACGATAGTAATTGTATTTGAGCCTGCGGACAATGTGACCGTAGTGCTGAATGCTCCGTTGCTACCAACCGTTACAGGTGCACCGTTGATCATTACTGTAACAGGAGATGACGTTACATCATTGGTTGTACCTGATACAGTAATTGTGCTCTTGTTGGTAACGTATCCATCAGACGGAGAGGCTACGCTCAACGCCGGCGGTACGGTATCGATCTTGAACGTTACAGATTTCTGCGTAGCTGCGTTGCCATCGTAATCGGATGCATCAAACCTAATGGTATGAGAACCATCGGTAAGAGCTGTTGTCGGTATGTACGAACAATTGTAACCACCGGTTACGGCGGTCTTTGTAATGCCGTCAGTAATCTTGCTTCCGGAATCGATTGTGATACCGATAGTAGACGGATTAACACCAGAATCATCATCTGTAACAGTCCATGTGATAGTTGGCTTGTTGTTGACAAGTGTTGCAGATGCTGTTGGATTTGTGACTGTAATTACCGGAGCGACCTTTTCTTTAACGGTTAATCGCAGGGAACTACCGATTGCGGAATCTGTTGCATCTTTGGTGGTCACGTTTCCAGCATCGTCCGTTGCCTTGATTGTTATTCCGTAATAATGTCCGCTCTGGCTGTAACTGGACTTATTTGGAGCTGTTACTGTAGCTTCATATTTTCCCGTATTATTGTTAAAAGTAAGGGTGTAAGTCTGTCCATTTACAATAGCTTGTACTTGCTTTACTGACATTTATGTACCTCCATTTCATAATTCATTCTATATTTAACTTTTCGCAAAGTTTATTAATAAGTTTCTCTTGTTGGTCAATTTTCTTTTTCTGTGCTTTTAGCATTGCAAACATAGCCGGTATCATGATACGTTCGTTCCAGTTCTCAGCTTTGCCGTCTATGTGGTCAACTGCCAGAGGAAAATACATATCCACATCTTCTGCTATGAACATTGGAAATTCTGCGTCTGCGCGTTCATCTCCTTTTGCAAGGTAGCCTTCTTTATACCGTGCCATTATCGGTTCGATGTTGTACAGATTCTCAATAAATTCTTCTGGCAACGAAGCTCCGAGGATTTTGTAGCGTTTGGAAGAAGAACTTAACGCAGATACCTTGCAATTATTTTGATCGATATAACAGTTCCAACCGCTTGTGATCGTAGGAAGGCTATAGACACGAAGCCCCGCCCGACATGCTAATTCTTTTTCAAATTTCGCATAAAACACATC